CGAGAACAAGAGAAAAATCAATGGGCTAAGCATACCATTAAGTTGATACCTTTTATAGCTCATGATAAACAGAGAACTATGGATGCTGAGACAAGGATTTCCTATGTAAAACGTGGGATGGCTAGATTCCGAATGGAAAATGATATGAGAGGTTCATCTCTATCAGGAGCTATGTTTAATATCACACCTATGACTGCTATTGTGGTCAATCACACTTTTAAGAATATGAAGGTGATGAATAATGGTGAGGATACATTCCAGTTTAAATATAGCGGGGTTCAATCTTATGATTTTGATCGGATGGATACACAGTGTATTAATCATACGCCAATAGCTGGTGGGAGATTTGTAGCAATACATTTGAATCACGCATTCGGTGTGAAAGAGAATGGTCTAGTTATACAAGAAAAGAATATTCGTCAGCAGTTAGGTGCACAGTGTAGTGCTATACTATACACTTTTGGGAGAGATAGTGCTAATAGACAAACCAATGAGATTATAGAACATCATATGTTATGCACATACGCTAACCTGAGTAATCAGGAAGAGAGCGGATATGGTTGGGCTTATACTTTCCCGAATGGATTTGTATCCCAGAATGGGGATTGCATGTCTCCTCTAGTGGACAAGAATACTGGTTTGATAATTGGTTTTCACGTTGGCGGAACAGGTAGTGGCTCAGGGTTTGCCTTAGCATTCGGTAGAGACGATTATCCAGATAAAGATATTATGAAACCTGAAGGTCTTTATGAATCAAGAAAGGAATTCGTGTACAAAGAAGTATTACCTAGTATGAAGATGATCAAGAATGATGATGATCAAATGGTGATTAACCCTTATCTCCATCCTAGAGATTGCGTGAATTTTCTACCCTCAGAAGACTGCGTTGTCACCCAACCAGATGGGACACTAACCAATCTCAAAAGAGTTAATCTAGATATGAGTGTTTTCGGTTCCTGTGATCAAGTTCGTTCATCACCTAAAACTGAGATAGTGTATTATCCTTATGTGAAAGCGTTAGAGAAACATGGTGTAGTTACCAAAGTTGAACCGCCAAGACATAATTCAAATCGTGATCATGCAGCTTATCTGAGTTATGCTATTGATCCTGCTTCATCGTTTGATCGGAGCGCTGTTATATGGGCCAAGAATGATTACTTGAATCAGTTGTTCTCCGCTATGGATCGAGTTACTAATTCTGGTGTCAACCCGTTTTTTAATAATCCTATTGATATAAAAGTAGCTCTAAATGGCATACCTGGGAGTAGATTTATTCGCAGAATTAATACTGATACGAGTAGTGGATTATTATTAGCAGGCAC